TGCTACAAGATGGATTGATACTTTTGTATTTCAAGGAGATAGATGTGACGAGAATCAAGCATTAAAGTTTCCAAGAACAAATTATCAGGTAGATAGAGTTGAGTTAAGTTGTTCAACTATTCCAAACAATATTAAATATGCACAGTATGAATTAGCTAGAGCTTTAGCAAATGATACTGATGCAATAACTGGTACAACTGGTAAAGATGGTAATTTTGAAGAAGTTGCTTTAGGTGAACTTCGAGTTAAGTACAATACAGCTAGTCAAGGTACTGGATCTGTAAACAATATTATGGATGTTTACCCTTGGCTACAAAGTTACCTTGGAGCCTATATGCTAGGTGGAGCAGGTACTTTTCAAATGAGAGTAGTTAGAGGATAATGGCAGGTCAACTTGATTCATTATTTAAAAATGTTGCCCAGAGTGTTGTTGCAACTTTAGGTGATTCTTTTAATCACAGTATTACCTTTATCAAAAAAGGAGTTCAACAATACAATGTAGATAATGGTCAGCTTGTAAGTGTAGACACTACTTATTCTGATATTAAAGTACCGCTTGAATTTATACAGTCTGAAGAAGAAGAAGGGCAAGAAATTAGAAGAGCTAAACTCTATATAACTCCAGATTTAATTGGTGACAATCAAATTACGTTTCAAGATAAAATTAAGCTTACATATGACGGACAAGTAAGGACTGCACAAATTTATGACATAAATACAAAGAAAGGCAATCAAGTTTATCTTTACATTGTTTTGGTACGGTTCTAATGGCTGGACAAAAAGATTTTAGAAAAAGCGACCCTATAGCAGATGTAACAGCACAAATTAATGCTGACTTTAATTCTCTTGTCAATAAGACCCATAAAAGTTTATCAACTAAAACTCATAGTCCTGTATATACTGGTTTTTTTGCTTCAAGTTGGAAAGTACAAACAACTGGAGTGAGAGCTAAAGATGATATTAGAAAGTTCAAACCTTGGGCTAATATTAAAAAAGCTAATACTAAATCAATAAATGGTAAATGGGTTAGTACAAAACCAAATAATCCGACTGTAAGAATAAGATATCCTAATGACAGAACATTTAATATTCAAAGGCCAGTTTTTATTGGGAATAGAGCTAAGTATGCTGCTTACGCTTTAGAAGGAGGAAAAATTCAAAATTTTATACAAGGTCGTTTAGCAAAATTAATTAAAGATACTATGAAAGAAAAGAAAACAAGAGGCAAGATATTCTTGCAATCAAGGCAAACTCCTGGTTTTGGTAGGTCAGGTCCATCAGCAGGTTATACGGAGATTAATTTATGACTTTAAAAAATACTCGGGCTGCATTTGAAAAAGCAATTACTGATACTGTTTTAGAAGCCGATCCAACTATTTCAATAGTTTATGATAACTTAAATTTTAATACTCCTGGACAAGAACAAAAATATGTAGTGATAAATGTAAATTATTCACAGTCTACAGTTCAACCTCAAGGTGCAGCTTTAGATTATTATTCTGGAGTTATTCAATGTAATATTCATGTGCCTAAAAATGTTGGAACAAAAGCATTAATAGAAATTGCTGAGAAAGTTATAGATGGGTTAACTTCTGTAAACGGTTCTACTTATGTAGATACCTTTTCAGTTAAGCCTAGAGTAGAAGATATCGTAGGACCAAATTTATTAGATATTGAAGAAAGAAGTCATTTTATTGGTGTAATATCTTGCCAATTTTCAGCTAATGCCTAGTATAATAGAATAGCATTGTATTATTTATGACTAGAGCAATCGAACTTTTAAAAAATAGTTTTGGTGTAAGCCAACTATATCAACATGATGTAATTAAAAATGACACCATTATTTTAAGTATTTACTGGCATCCACTTACCATTGCGGAAAGAGAGTCAATACAAAAAAAATCTATTAGTGAAGATGCAAATGAATTTGCATTACAACTTATGATTGAAAAAGCATTAGATAAAAATGGAGTTAGACTTTTTCAAGATGGTGATAAAGCATCATTAAGAAGAGAAGTTGAAGCAGTTGTTTTACAAGAAATACAATTAGCAATGATAGAGGCTGGACAAACCAGAGGAGTTGAAGAGGCTAAAGCCGATTTAAAAAGCTAAAAAAGAATGGAAGTTCATTTATTCTTTAGCAAAAGAATTAGGCAAAACTGTATGTGAATTGTGTCAATCTTTAACTTATGAAGAGTTATTAGGTTGGTTTGCATTTGCACAGCTTGAACAGGAAGAATTTAAAAAAGATCAACAGCAAGCACAAAGAAATAGTGCTTTAAAAGGTAGAAAGAGGTAGAATAAAATAAATATTTAATTTTTTGAAGTGGCTGATTATAAAGTAAATCTACAATTAGCTGTTAAAGGTTTTAAAGATCTTAAACAATTAAATAAACAGGTAGATGAAGCAAGAAAAAGATTAAATGAAGCTAGTGATAGAAGTAGAGTATTTAACAGTCGTGTAAAAGATCTTATAGTAACTGAAAAGGCTTATAAAACAGCACTTACTCAAAGAACAAGATCTATTGATAACGCTGTTAGAGCTATGAGTGGGATGCAGACACTTGAGCAAAGAGAACATCAATTATTAAAACGAGGAAATAAATTAAGAGATTTAAGACTTAAAAAAGAAAAAGCATTAACACGGCAACAAATGCTTAGAAGAGGTGCTGCAAGTGCAATAGGTAGTGGAATTATTGGTGGTGGTTTTCCTTTGCTATTTGGTCAAGGACCATTAGCTGCAATAGGTGGTGGATTGGGTGGTGTTGCTGGAGGTGCATTGTCAGCTATTCCAGGTATGGGACAGTTTGGCTTTGCTTTATCTATCGCAGGTACAACTATTGGCTCGGCGATGGAAGATTTAACTCAAGCTCTTCAAAAACCTACTGAAAATATACAAAATCTTGTAGGAAAATTAGGGTTAGTCGGAACACCAACAGGAGATTTAGCTTTAGAGCTTGAAAAAATGGGTTTAAAATCAAGTGCAGCAAAATTATTGTTAGATCAATTTAATGAAAAATTAGGTTTAACTCCCGATGGACTATTGGCTACATCAGAACAACTTACTGAATTTAAAAATAAAATTAATGAATTAGGAACTGTAATTACTATATTTTTGGGTAAAGCCTTGACTCCTTTTATAAATTCAGTAATGAATAACATTTCAAATGCACAACTACTAAAATCATTGCAAGCGAAAGAAGGCTCTAATTTTTCAAAAGCACAACAAGCTATTGTTAATAAATCACACAAAGAAGCTCAAAGATTATTTAATACCACAAATCAAGGTAAAGATATTGGCAAAAGTTATACCCAAATTTTTGATGAAAGACTTAGTTTTAATTTAAAAAAAGGTGTAGGAATGAACATGGAACCTAATCAAGGAGGAATGGAAACCACAAATTTAGCTACACAAACTTTTCAAGATAGAGAAATAAAGCCATTAAAACAAGCATTAGAAATAGAAAAGAACAGATTAAGTATGAGTAGTGAAAGATTAAACATAATGAAAGAAGAATTTAAACTAGAAAACTTAAAAAATGAATTAAAATTATTGGAGTCGGAAAATGAAAAACTAAGTACTAATGAGTTAACGAAGAAAATAGATAAATTAAAAGTTCAAGTAGATTTGCAAGATCAAGTCGTTAATAATGCAAAAGCGTTAATTGATCCTTTTAGGCAATTATCTGACATGATTCAGATAGATATGGGTAATGGTATAAAAGACCTTATAAAAGGAACACAAACATTAAATGATGTAATGAGAAATATGTTAAATAAAATGGCTGATGCGTTTTTAAATTTAGCTATTTTTGGAAATATAGGAGGTGGATCTATAACAGGTGGCTTGCTAGGAGCAATATTTAAAGCAGAGGGAGGACCTGTTAAAGGAGGTAAATCTTATATTGTTGGAGAACGTGGGCCAGAAATGTTTACACCTGGAGTTTCTGGTATGATTACACCAAATCATGCTCTTGGTGGTTCAACAAATGTAGTAGTAAATGTTGATGCTTCTGGTTCTTCTGTTGAAGGTGATGAACAACAAAGTAGAGAACTTGGTCGACTTATATCAGTAGCGGTACAATCTGAATTAGTACAACAGAAAAGACCTGGAGGTTTACTTGCCTAATGGCTACCTTCCCTTCAATTACTCCAACATACGGACAACAAAAAAGATCCGCACCAAAAACTAAAACAGTTCGTTTCGCAGATGGATATGAGCATAGAATACTGTTTGGATTAGCACAACATCAAAACCCAAAAATTTTTAATTTTACTTTTAATGTGTCAGAAACAGATGCAGATACTATAGAAACATTTTTAGATGCAAGAGCAAATGATAGTGCCAGTTTTGATTTCCAACCACCAGGAGAGTCTAGTACATCTAAATTTGTATGCGAAACATGGTCAAAATCAATTCCATATTTAAACAGGGCAACAATACAGGCAAC